CCGCGGTGGGATCACTGTGCGGACCGGCCACTGGGCCAGAGTGCAGCCCAATGAACGAACAGCAGCTGCGCGAATTGCGAGAGCAATGCCGCCGGCTCGCCGTGACCAACGAATTCGCGATCAACGGGCACGAAAACCGGATCAATTACATCGTCGGCCCCGGCCATAGCTATCTGGTGACGATTGCCAAGGGGTCGTCGGCGCCGCCGGAGCTGGCGATCGAGGTGCAGGCGCTCGTCGATCGGTTCAAGTGCGATTCGTGCTGGCACACGCGGCAGCAGGAGATCATTCGCCGTGTGGATCGCGATGGCGAGGCCTTTCTGCGGTTCTTCGTCGATGCGGATGGCATGACGCGTGTGCGGTTCATCGAGCCGGACCAGGTGGCGACGCCGACGCACCTGTCGACCGATCCGTCGGCGAGCTTTGGCATCCAGACCGATCCGCTCGATGTGGAGACGATCGTGGGCTACTACGTCGACGGCGAGTTTGTCGACGCGAGCGAGGTGCAGCATCGCCGCGGCAATGTGGATCTCAACGTGAAGCGCGGGCTGCCACTGTACACACCCGTGCGGAAGAACCTGCGGCGGGCCGAGAAGCTGCTGCGGAACATGAGCGTCGTGGCCGAGATTCAGTCGGCGATCGCGCTGATTCGCAAGCATCGCGGCGTGGGCCGCAGCGGCGTCGAGCAGTTTGTAGCCGGCGATGCAGACGCGACGGCCGCAAGCGCGATGTCGGGGCGTGCGAAAAACTATCGGCAGTACGGACCGGGGACGATTTTGGATGCGCCGGCCGGACTGGAGTACGACTTTCCGGTCACGAGCGTCGATGCGGCCAGCTATGTGGCCGTGCTTCAGGCCGAGCTGCGGGCGATCGCGGCGCGGCTCGTGATGCCCGAGTTCATGTTCACGGCCGATGCCTCGAACGCCAACTTTGCCTCCACGATGATGGCCGAGAGCCCGGCGATCCGCATGTTCGAGCGGTTGCAGGCGAGCACGATCGAATGGGACCGGGCCGTGATGTGGCGCGTTGTGGACAATGCGGTCGCGGCGGGCCGGCTGCCGGCGAACGTGCGCGAGGCGATCGAGATTCAGATCATCCCGCCGACGCTGCGAGTCCGCGATGCGCTGCGCGACGCCCAGGTCGACAAGATCGCGTACACCAGCGGCATCCTCTCACCACAAACCTGGGCCCAGCACCTGGGGCTCGACTACGATCAGGAGCAAAAGAATTTGGCGATGCATGGAGGAGGGAAGTAGATAAAGACAAGGAGAGGGGGAGGGAAGGATAGTATGCGGGTGTGCCACTGCTGGCTTGCCCAGCAGTGCCTGAATCATGCAAAGCGCTGCTAACAAGTTAGCAGTGGCACGAGGCGAGTCTCTCTAAACCTCGCCGCTATTTTGTTTTGCAAATCGTTTGTGCCACCCATAACTAACGGCTTCTAATAGAAGCCAACTAGCAACGAGCCCCAAGAATTCCGCCACCTGGAATTGGTGTAGTTCAAAGAAGGCAATCGTGTTGAATTCATTGAAGCCCTGCGATGTCCACGCATAGCACAATCCACCTACTAGGCCAGCGACAAAACCGAGACTTAGTCCAGACAGTACGACGCGTGCCTTATGGCGTTGAATTGAGTAAGCATATATCGCAACTGCGAGCAACACGATTAGCGCAAATTGCATCGGTAATTGAGCCACTGCTCCCGACCACGAAGGAATGTAAACTGCGAACATAACGTGCGCTGACTCGGGCTTGAGTGGATAATCGATCAATCGGCGTCAATCGGCAATTATACCGAATTCGGCAGTAGCCCAGGTGGCCAAAAATAATTGTGGAAAGCTGCTTCTCAATCGCTATAGTGACACCAACATGCACGCAACCATGGAATCAACGTCGAAGCCGAGCAAGCTGCAGCAAGCGGAGGCGGCCTTTGCGCAGCTCGTGGCCGAGGCGTCGCGCCGCGGGTTTTACGGAACCGCCGGCCTAACGCTCTCGGTCCAAGACGGAACCATCCAGCACGTCCGCGTGGCGATGGAGAGAATGATTAAATAGCTGTCAGCTGTCCGCTGCCAGCTTTTACCGGTATCGCCCCGAGCTCTGGTCCACCTGGTGGCCCGGGTATCGAGTCGAGCCCACCGAAAGGCACACCCACGCCTTTCGGTGGGCTTTTTTTGTTGCCAGCCACCTTTATTTGCGCATGAGGAAATGACATGTCGGAACTCTTGCAGGAATTCGTCGATTGCCGCAGCCAGTCGCTCCGCGTGGATCGAGCTGCTGGCGTTATCCGCGGCGTGAAGCTGCTCGGCCTGCGGTCGCGCAACGGCCGCCGCTATCAGGAAAAGGCACTGGCCGAGGCCGTGAGTCTCTACGAAGGGGCCAAGGTCAACGTCAATCATCCCAAGGGCCATCCGCTCTCGCCCCGCGACTATCAGGACCGGCTCGGCGTGATCCGCGGCGTCGAATATCGCACGGGCGACGGCCTGTTCGGCGACCTGCACTTCAATCCGAAGCACGCGCTGTCGGAGCAGCTGGCGTGGGATGCGGAGCATGCCGCGCAGAACGTCGGCCTGTCGCACAACGTCATGGCCCGCACGAACCGGCAGGGCGACGAGACCGTTGTCGAAGCGATCACCAACGTTCAGAGCATCGACCTCGTGGCCGACCCGGCATCCACGCAGGGACTCTTCGAGCAAAGTGCGCCAGCCGAGTCGACCGAAATTGGCCGAAAGGATCCGGTGCCGATTTCCTGGGACGCTCTGACAATCGAACAACCCGAGCTTCACCGCCCCGACCTCCTTGAAGAGCTAACGCAGGCGCAAGCCCGGGAGCTCAGCGAAGCGCGGAGCCAATTGGATGCAAGCGCGGCACAGCAGGCGGCCGCCGAGCGAAAGCTGCGGATCAACGAGCTGCTGCAAGAACACGGCTTGCCTTTGCCAAGCGGCAAGGGCAGGGCAGGACACGAGCTTGTTAGTCCTCACTTCGTCCAGTCGCTGATGACCGCGGCCGACGACGTGGCTTTGCGCCGCCTCGTCGAAGAACGGGCGGCGCTCGTGCGCTCGGCACAGAAATGGGAGGTGAGCCGCGGCCGATTCGCCGCTCGACCGGTTTCTCGCGATCAAGCAGCCCTTTTCCACGTTCCCGGCCGCGTTCGCAGCGCCAAGGAATTCGTGGCCGCGATTTGTCATTGAAAACTCACGCAATCTAACCACAGGAGACAAGCGAAATGTCAAACACCATGCGTTGGCGCTACGGCGATACCGAGCCCGTGATGCTGCCCGTCGATGCGACGACGGTGATCGAAATCGGAGACTTGCTCTATCTGGACACCGATGATGCAAAGCCGGCCTCGGCTCAGGCGCATCAGGCCAACAAAGCGGCCGACCAGCTTTTGTTCCACAGCAAGTTTGCTGGCGTCGCCATGCAGGCCTCGCGCAACGGCGACTCATTTCCGATTCGCGTGGCGACAGCCGGCGTCTTCGAGTTCGATTGCGTCTCGTCCACCTTCGAAGTCGGCAAACTAATCGGCGTCGATGAGAACACGGGCAACACCGGTTTGCTAAATCAAACTGTCGCGCCGGTAGCTGCCACGAATCTCGCGATCGGTCGCTGCGCGAAGCGTGTCAACCCGGCAGGAACACGCGTATTGGTCGACACCGTCAGCACGATGCAAAAGGGCGGACCGCAAGACGCGGCGGCGTAGGAAGGAGATCTATCAGCTATCGGCTCCCAGCCATCAGCCAGGCAATCGCCATCACAACTGACCACGGACAACAAACCAAGGAGCATACCTGTGACTGTAAAATATCGCGAACTGAAGCGTCGTTACGATTTGGACGGCGCCGATCAAACCGTGACTCATCTGTCCGAAGCACTGCAACAAGGTCATTTGAAACCCGCTGACTTCAGCATCCGCGATCTGGCCGAGGCGCTCGTGCCGGACGGCCGAGAGTGGGTTCGCATGCTCGATCCCCGCAGCGTCGGCAGCGTGAGTGTGCTCGAAGCTGGTGACGGCGTCGACGTCACCACCTTCCTGAATATCACCGGCCAGGTGATCTACTCGGCGATCATGGAGGCCTACAACCAGGAAGCGTTTGCCATCTCAAAGCTCGTGGCGACGATTCCGACGCGGCTCGATGGCGAGAAGATTCCCGGCATCGCCCGCATTGCCGACAAGGTGGACGAAGTTCCGCCCGGTATGCCGTATCCTCACTTGGGTTTCGGCGAGGACTACATCGAGACGCCGTCGACGACCAAGCGCGGCTTCATCGTCCCTGTCACGAAAGAAGCCATCTTCTTCGATCGCACTCACCTGGTGCTCAGCCGCGCGGCCGAAGTTGGTGAGATCCTGGGCCTCAATAAGGAAAAGCGGCTGATCGACTCGGTGATCGGCGTCACGAACAACTACAAGTGGAAGGGCACGACATACAACACGTATCAGACCGCGAGCCCGTGGATCAATGCGATGTCCGGCAACGAGCTGATCGATTGGACTAGCGTCGACACCGCCGAGCAAATGCTGGCCGATATCTTGGATCCAAACACCGGGGAGCCCGTGCTTGTGCGGGCTTCAACCTTGCTCGTCATGCCGGCATACATCCAGGCGGCGCGGCGCATCGTGAGCGCCACGCAGATTACTTACAACCTTGATGGGACGCCAACTGTTTCGTTCCAGCACAATCCGGCGCTCGACTACCAGGTTGTCGAAAGTCGGTTGGCGTACCGGCGAATCATGGCTTCAGGCGTATCTGCTTCGGACGCCAAGCGGTGGTGGTTCCTTGGCGACCTCAAGCGAGCGTTTGCCTATATGGAGAACTGGCCGATCACGGTCACCCAGGCCCCCATCGGCAGCGATGCTGAGTTCAGCAACGACATCGTGCTCCGCTTCAAGGCCAGCGAGCGCGGCGCCGCGGCGGTGCTTAACCCGCGCTACATCGTAAAAGTCACGGTGTGATGTCTTGTCGGCTTGCCGCCGCCCAGCTTCGGGCGGCGGCGGACGGTGGGCGTCGTTTGGGCTGTAACAACCTTTCCTCTCCTATCAAGCGGCGGTCAATGCTGGATACATGCGAACGGAACGGAGCACCCGCGGCAGGCGCCTCGGCCGTCTTGATGGCGCGGATCGTCGATACCGCGGGCGACGTCGTCGCGCGATCGGCCGTTGCTTCGATCAAGTATTCGATTGTCGAAGTCGGCCGCGAGCACGGCGGGAAGCCAAGGATTCTTCCTGGCTATGATCGAGTTGAGCTCGACGTCGATCAGGTGTTTTTGGACACATTGGAGTTTGGCAAAGTCTGGACGATTGACGAGAAGGGATACAACTTTCGTCACGTGATCGAAGTGAACGCGGCGGCCGGCTTTCCAAAGCGGAACGCGCGCTATGAAGTTCGGTACGAATTCACAGCGGTAACCGGCGAGCGATCTCTCATGCGATTTGAATTGAGGATGGACTAATCATGAGCGACATTGAGCAAATTCAAGCGATTCGCAGCCAGTCGCTGGCGCAACTGGACGATCTGCGAGCGAATCCCAAACCGACGTACTGGCTCGACGGCCAGAGAGTCCACTGGCAGCAATATGCCGAATCGCTGCAAGCCACGGTGGATTGGTGCGACCAAAAGCTGGCCGACTATCAGCCCTTTGAGGTGCGTTCGCAGGGAGTGACCTGATGAGCATCGAGCTCGATGTCCACGACGATTTCGCCGCCATCTTGGACGGCGCCGAAGCAATCACGATCGAGCGACGCGACACCGCAGACACGATCCCCGTGTCAAAGGCCTGGCGGTTTTCTTCGGACACGGCCGAGGCGACTTCTGGTGTTCAGGATGTGGCGCGGAACGACGTCGTTTGGCAGTTCGCTTGGAATGATGCCGTCGCCCGCCCGCGAATCGGCGACTACATCGTGGATGCTGCTGCGACGAAATGGACGATCTTGTCGATCAGCGAGCTGGGCGCGAAGACTCGCTTGCGCTGCGTAGCGCGCAACTTGTTCTTCGTGCATGCTTTGCTCGATCGAGTCACCATTCAGCAAGCCACGGTCGATGGCAGCGGGGTGATCTTCGGTTGGACCGACCTCGAAACCAACGTCCCAGCGCGAATTCAACCAGACCGTAACGTGCTTGTCCTCTCGAAGGACGAGCCGCCGACCACAAGCGAGCTGTACCGCGTGGTCTTGGGCGTCCAAACTCCGCTCACCCATTTGAACCGCATCGTCGGCTCAGACAGCACGACTTATGATTTCGTCGAATACACAGAGGCCGACCGGATTGATGCGTTGCCAGTGGCGCAGGTAAAGAAGTCGTCCTAGGCGCGAGGCCACTCGTGACATTCGAGATATTTGGATGCCCATTACGGCGAGCCATCAGGCGCGGCAATGCGAATTCGCTGATAGAGCAGCTGGATGAAATTGGAGAGCAATTCCGATTCGCTGCTTTCCAAAATGACACAAACTTGCTGCAACAGAGCGCGCTTGGCATTGATGGCCTCCGCCGCCGCCAACACGCCCGCCTCACTCAGCGAGCCGCCGGATGCAAACTGGCTGGTGAGCTCGTCGCGCTCGGCTTGCGTCCAGCCCGAAAAAACGTCCGGATGATCGTGGACAACGCCTTCGACGAGAGGATTTGTCGCGCGATCAAAGGCCAGATGCGGCGACGCTGCGGCCCGGAACAATTCGTCCACTTCAACGCCCAAACCATAGGCCAGCTTATGAAGCGTCCGGGCGTGTGGATTGTTGGTGCCGCGGACAAGTCCACGCAGCGTTCGCTCATCGAGTCCCGTCGTCTCGACGATGTCGTGAAACGTCAGCCCGTGCCGCGCCATTAAACGACGGACATTCGTCGCAATCGTGGCGGCGTCACGCTGCTGGAAAGTCGCGGGTGCGGAAATCACGCTGGTAGCTCGCGGAACGGAGATACGCCCTGGAAAGCGGGGATATGTATATCCGTATACTAT